ACCAGTTCTCCACTCATCGCTTCTTTAACTCTTTTGCCGTCTTATATATCCAAAGTCCCATGTACGCTATTGTACAAACCGATGCAATTATGGACAGTATTTCGCTAATACCGTGAAAGGACAAAGCCAATATAGATCCAGTTGCTCCTATAACAGATCTTTCCACTACGTCTTTCACTAAAGTTTTATTCTAAACTATGAAGTTAGCGGCTCAACAACAACTTTGCCGTTTTCGTCGGTCCACTCAGTATCATACATATGCTGATCCTGACGTTCGCCAACTACCATCCAACTAATAGAATCAGTGCAGGTGTTGTCTTCGGCTTCAATGGTAAGGATGTTTCCATCAACACTAGACCGTACAGCGGTCCACCCTGATTCGTTGGTAGTGAAAGATTGAACGTCACGACAAAGTAAAGCAAATGTTCCGTCTGTCATGTCTGAAGCTACGTCTATATTTACTGAGGCAACTCCATCAACCAAATCAACACGACCCCTGTAAAGTAGATCCGCTTGTGGACCTTCTAGGAAAGAGTGAACAAGATTATGCGTATCTTGTTTAGATTCTAACGGGTGCTGAATTTTAAATGAACCAGACCCCTTGGATAATGCTCCAGCAATAGCTAAATCGCCATTACCTTTGACCGTAAGTTTGTCAGAGCTATTAGCACTAAATTTCATAAAAAATCCACCAGTCAACGCACCACTTCCGGTACTTGGGTGAAGAATCCTTATAATGCCATCGTCGGACTCAAAGTTCGTTCCGCTCGTGTTTATTACAATAGCCTTACTAGCGTTTGACGCACCATTAACATTGATTTCTATATCACTGCTAAAGGTTTTGGCTCCACTAATTGTTTGAGTCCCAGCAAGGGTTACATCCCCTGCCCCTATTGCTGTTCTAATTGCCGCATTATCTGCGGCCTGTAGCATTGTGTCTACGTTTGATGATACTGTTAAGTCTGCCATAATTTATTAAGGTCTGAGGTAAAAGTCTGTTCCGTCTGGTCTTTTATAAAAGCTAGATCCATCAGGACGGCGATATAGGTTTCCAGATTCTGGTACAGCAAGAATGTTAAACCCGGCCTGAGCAAGTCTCAGACCTTCGTTTATCATATTTAAGGATACGTCCCTCATTAGTCCACGAACTGAGTTGCGTGAATAACCCCATCACTTCCTGTAGCTCTAATAAATTTAGCTACTCTTGCTGCATTTGCACTGATTACAAGCAACCCCTGTCCGTCAGGGAGTACGTGTCCATTAGACGCACTTGGAGTAGTTCCGTCAAAAGTAATGTAAACATCATTGTCTTGAACATCGATGATTACATAATCAGTATCAGTATGAGGTGCTGTAAGACTAACAGCAGAATTAGAAACTGTCAGGTTTTGGTTAGTTGCGTTGGGATTTGGATTGCCTAAATATAGGTTTGATGTTCTTGAGTTCATTTATCGTGATTGTTGGGATACGTGCGTCCTAAAACGCTTTCCTACTGTGTTATTGTTTGCTACTTGCTGTGGATTGTCCATTTCTTCGCCTAGATAGTTTTCAGCAATCTGGTCCTCAAAGGCAGCTTTCTGATGTTGTCCATCCATGCGAAGAAAATCAGCGTACGTGGCGTGAGCCATGTAGTAGAAAAATTCTTGTGGAACTTCTGTTCGGCTATTTGACCCATCTGTATCTAGGTCCGTTAATAATGTAATACGTTTTTTGTAAGTAACCCATACTTGGCTTTCCTCAGCATCTACCACGTTTAAGATATGTGCTCCATCAGTTTGAACACCAAACTCGTATTCTATAGAGGACTGATTAAGGAATGGTTGATCGCGGTGAATGCGGATGAACTCTCCAATGTTGCTTAAATCGCGTACCTGCGGTGCATTTGCCTTGGCTGACGTAGAAGCTCCAATAGTCCAGCCTGTTTCCGTTATACTAGTTGAGCTAAGGGAGTAGTACGCAGTTTCAGTAGCATTTGGAAAACCTTCTATAATTATCCAAGCACTATTCCCACTATTTCTAATTAAACTAAATGCAGCAGTTTTAACTTTGCCCGTTCCGGTAGTAGATCCACTAGCTGTAAATATCGTGCCAACGTTGTTATCCGCTGCCCCAATCGAAGTGAAGTCCGAAGATCCGGCATATTCGATTTGGTACACCGTTCCGCTATCTATAGCGGTAGCAGATATATCAGTGGTGTCGTAATGCGTGTACGCTGATTGACCATTCTCTGTGCCGTTTAGTTTATATAAGCCATTGACGCCATCAGTTCCAGCTCCAAATACGTAGTACCCATCTTGAGTGAACGGACATATTTGGTTTTCTATGGTGCGTGGTTCTGCGGAGATCAGGTATCTGGCCCAGTACGGTGTGCGGTTATACGCCTCGTACATCCGCCTGTTCGCTAAAGCTAATAGATGAGCTATTTCAGCAGTGGTAAAATCAGATGTACCCGCGAGTGCGGATATTAGATCATACAAGTCTTTATTAGCTTTATCCTGCATTATGCGTTATTTGGTGAGAGATCTTTAAACCTCTTATTATAATCTTGTATAAATTCTTTAGAATGCACGGTGTCATTTCCGTACTTCTTTGTTAAGCGAAAAAACTCTCTGGCTGGCATCACTGCCACGGGCTTCCCAAGTACAGGATGCTCTTTCCCTTTAAGT